GCCCCGGCTTCAGCCGTTGTCAGGTTTGTTCCGGCTGTGAACTTCAATGGCGCGGTGTTGGCCGTGGCTGTACCAGCGGCGAGGGACAGCCGGGAAACAGTTGGCGCAGTTGCCAACACCGCACTGCCGGTGCCCGTGATGGTCGAAAAATCGGTGTACCCGTACTCCCATGCCGCTGCTGTGTTCACGGTCGTGTCGATGCAAGACACCATCACCGTCAAGCCGGAGGGAACAGTACCCAGCGACACAGCGGTAGAAGTCTGAAGCGTCAGCGTGCCGGTCGAGTTGTTGCAGATGTGGAAAAACCACCCTTGCGCTAGTGTAGCCGTGCTGGGGAGGGTAATCGTCTGCGCCAAAGTTCCGGTAAATAGCTGGTAAACGCTGCTCGTGTTGGTCAGCGTGGTCGTGCCACCGGCTGTCGCGGTGGTAGTGAATCCTTGAATGGCAGCTTGAGCAGCGGGGGCTGTTGTTCTGCCGGTTCCGCCATTTGCAAGGCCCAGTGCGTTGGTCAGAGTTAATGTAGTGAACGTCCCAGCAGCCGCAGCCGTTCCACCGATAGCCGGGGGAGAAGCTAAGTAAGTGCTAAGGCCCGTGCCGGAGACAGTCGAAGAGGCACTAAGGGTGGTGAAGCTGCCCGCGCCAGAAAAAGTGGTGGCGGTTATGGTGCCAATGACATGAAGTGGCGTCGTGGGGTTTGTGGTTCCAATTCCCAAACGGCCCGTCGCTGTGATCCGCATCGCTTCTGCCGAATCAGCATAAAAAACTAACGGAAAGGCTGAATAAGTACCGATAAGTGCTAGTGAATTGGGGCCGGTAGCGGCAAGTCGGAAATCTACTCCGTTATTCGGTTCGTAAAGACGAAGCAGTGATGTGTCATGCCCTGCGGTAGTATTAATTTCCAGAGTTACGCAGTCGTACGCAGAAAAAAATTGTAGTGGAGCGTTTGTCCCAATACCTACGCTGCCTTGATCGTCTTGATAAATTGATTTACCCGCAGGGTAAACACAGAAGACGTTGGATGTGCCGGCAAGGGTGATAGCCGCGCCAGCAGCAGATGAGGCTAGGATAGTGGTACGCGCCAGCGTAGTACCGGAAGCGGTGTAAGTTCCGATCCCAACTTCCCATGCAGTGCCGCTAGTGACGCAGTAATACGTCGTGTTGCCATTACCAATTGTTGCAAATGACCGAAATCCGGATACCGCCCCGGCAAGGGTGATAGTGCCCGTGCCGGTAGTGGCGGTAGTTTCCTGTACGCGATCTGCAACAACTAGCGCCATAACACCCTCTTACTGAAGCTGAATAATCGCCGCAGTCGTACCGGAAGAATATGTCGGGAACGTCACCGTAAACGTACCGCTGGTCACCGTCTTAGCGCCTCCAAAGTCCAGCACCGCAACAGCGCGGTCAGACTGCGAGGAGTTGTAGATCAAAGCGCCGTAAGCGGTGAACGTAGCCGAAGTCCACGAAGTCGTCGAAAAGCTGATGTACGCCACGTTGTTGGTGCTGGTCGTATCAGTCGTCGGAGCCGTGGAGATCGTCAGCGAGTTCCCGCCCGTGGTGTAACCACTACCGGACGCAAGCTGTCCCGAAACCGTGTAAGCCGTGGTGGTCTTAGTCAGTGTTGCGGTATTGTCGTACAACGCCATTTTGAACGTATCCGGCGTCGTATTCAGAGTACGCGCAGGGTTCGCAGACGTTGAAAACAAGTGGTAGCACTGCATCAACTCCGCTTTGAAGCTGGCGCACATTGCGCTTCCGGTAAAAGCCATATCAAATCTCCTTTACAATGGACGCCAACTCAGGCGCACCAGCTTTAGTTAAAGCATTAGCAATCGTTACGCGGTCGTGCATCACCGCTTGCCGCATATGGTCTAGCACCACATCACGCACTAAAGCACGGTAGGTCAGTGCCTGCTCTCGGATCTCTTTAGGAGCCGCCACAGACACACTCAAAATCTTATCCATCGCCAAGTCGGCAAGTTCATCCGGCGTAAGCCCGCGATAGTCAGTGGTAATAACCACCGCATTCCCTACAGTTCCACCCATTGCTTCTATCATATCCCCCCCTATTTGACCGGATAGCGAACTTGGCCAGAACGGTAAGCATCACGACGGTCTTTGCCATCGCCCAGCATTTTAAGCAGTGCCAACGCTTCTTGGTATCGCCCTTGATACCCCTGTATCACATCCTGCTCACCCTTCATAAAGGTATACGCTTCCAACAACGAGCCATAGAGCAGCACGGAATCAAAGTTATCACCAAGCCAAGTAGTGCCAGCGGTGACGATGGACTCGGGGTAATAGTAGTAATGCAACTCGGCGGTGTACGCATAATCCGGGGTTGGCACATCCTTGTTGAGCAGATATTGGTACTCGCCCGCTGCGGTAATCACCGCCAACGAAAACGTCGCCAACCAGTCAGTTGGCACTGATAGATATGAATTTCCTATCGTCAGCGTCCCAGTCACGTTTTTACGAAAAGCCGGAAGTTGAACAGTGTTATAAACCCGCTGTTCAGCTTGCTGGATAAACGTATTAATGTCAGTCGTAGTAAATTGGTTTTCTACATACGACTGAATTTCCGCAACTAGCTCGGAGTAGTTCATCTATCAACCCATCTTGTCGCTAGCCATACAGCCTTTGGTCGCAGCACCACATCCGCGAATCTTCATGGTCTGTTTCTTCGGCGGCTTCTCATAGTCAACGGTGGAATAGTTTCCCACGCTGATGTAATCAGAAGGCATCGGCTTGACGTTACGACCAATAAAATCTCTGGCGTTTACAGCCTTCCCGGTCATCGTATGCGGCTTGGCATAGACCGAAGCTGGGCCTACTTCCTTACCACCACGCTTCATACTGTATTTGGCCATTACCGCCCCCGCTGATTGTTAGCACGGGCCATGTTGCGACCCACTTTCCGCATTTCCAAACCAGTCGGGCCACCCTTCTTCATGCACTTGGTAGCGCCGCCCTTATTGAAGCCTTTGGCTTTGTTCGCCGGCTTGATCCCGTGTTCTTTCTGCATGTGCTCGGCCATGCCACCCATATTCATCTTCTTCATGAGATAGTCACTCCTACTGTTCCTACTACACCCACCGCCGCCAAATCATTTGGTGTCAGCGCACTATTTCCACCGAACCCTACTGGGCTCCAACCCCACTGAATCTGGCGGCTACCTTCACTAGGAGCGCCCAAAAAGTTCGTACCAGACACAATGTAAGTATTGTCCCGGCGAGGATTCCGTACCGCTTGCGGGTCTTCTACAGGATACAACCCCTGCAAATTCTGCGGATGGTCAGGCTCCCAACAAGTCGGACAGACCAGCATATTGGTCTTTTTTGTCCGAATGACCAATTCTTTCAACTGCTTCAGTTTGTACCTCTGACCGCATCTATCGCACTCGGCAATAGAAATCCGGCCAGATGTAAACTTATTGCTCATTGAATAAACATCTCACGCGGCACAAGCCGCCAAGAAGCCTTATCACGGTCTTCATCAGACGCTTGCTGCCAAGCATCGTCGTACATCTGCTTAAGCATAGGAATCCGTTCCGCCGCTTCTGGAATCTTAAGCGCCACATAGTACGCTAACCCAGCCACCATTGCAGGCAAGAAACGGAACGGAATGTCTTGCGTGTTCACGCCTGTCCCAGCGTCCAACATCCGGCGAAGCCGCCAGTACACAAGTTGGTAGGTACTCGACACATTCGGCACGGGCCACAAAGTGAACGTCGGGTACTGCACGCCGCTGGGTTCAGTAGCCCCGCTCTGCCGGTTGATGTAAATCTGGATCGGACGGCCCTGCGCGGTCTTATTGGGTAGGCTGGAGTAGGTCGAAACGCTAATACGCGAAACCGGGATGTCCGATTGATTGGATGTCCCCGCATTAGTACGGACAACGTGTTCAATCAAATCGACTGTATCTACGGGGAGGGAGTAGGTGGCTTGCCCTTGTACAAGAGCTACCGAGTCAGACTCGACTGTCCATAAGTTAATCCCACGATTCGCCCACTCGGCAAACATCAAGTTA